GGTGATCGCGCCGATATGGTAGGTTGCAGCGGAAGTTGCCGTCCCGGTGAAGGTAGCATACGTAACAGGAATCGGACTGACCGCTCCGGCAGAGTTTGAAGCCAAATATGCGAAAGCTGTGCGATTGACCGTATCGGTAGCGCCGATTACCTTGGCTTGAGTATTGACCGGGGTGACGCTGATAAGCGCAGTCGAGGAAGTCTGACCATAGCTGGTATTCGTCAACGCGCAAGCCGGAATCACGCTCTCAATTGTGGTTAGAGTGCAATTCGCGCTGGTGACAGGAACCCAGAACTCGTTGCCTGATCCGCCGCCCTGAATGGTCATGTAGACGATGTAGCCAACCTGACCAGCAGCAGCAGCAGGAGCGTTGACCGTGATGCTGGCGTTGGTAGCGGTAGCCGTGAGAGAAGAAGCAACTTCCGAGGACGACTGCGACACCTGCCCCAAAACGTCCACATAGGCCGTCTTGAAGTAGTACGCGCCCGCCGTCAAAGAACCGCCAGCGGTGAGAGTCCCAGTGGAAGCAGCGGCGGCGGCAGTTGTAGTCTGCACCGTGGGCGTTGTGGTAAACCAGCGCAAACCGTAGTAGCCGGAAGTATCCTCAATGGACACATACGGATACGGGGTTGTAATCGCCTGAATAGCCGCCTGTGTTCCGCCTGCCACATACCATTTCTCGCCGAGCTCAACGATGTTTCCAATGCTGGGCGTGAAGGCTGCGAAGTTGATAGCTTCAACCAAACCAGCGTCTCCAGAGCGCACAATATCCCCCGCGCCGTGCGCATAGGTGAATGATGCAGTAACCGAGCATTGCTGGTAGCTGTTTGCCTGTCCAGTTGTGCATGAGGCCGAACTCGGAGTGACAACCTCGTACGTCGCGCCGGAGCCGATTGCAATCGCTGGAAGTACCGCGTAGGAGAAAGGATAGAAAACATAACCAGTTCCACCGCTCGAAGTCTTGCCGTAATTCAGGGTGATGGAGTAGCTGGTGCCAGCATTGCCACCGCCCGCGCCGACTACCAGAGCGGCACCTTGGCCCTGCGCTCCATAAGCGAAGCTCACAGCGTCAACGCGGCCACCAAAAGTTGTTGGACCAGCAGGAACCTGCGCTACGACGGGCAAAGCCAGAAGCAACGCGCCGATAATCGAAAATGTCTTTTTCACGTCATTCTCCTTGGGCGTTCTGCCCGGTTACATTCCGCCCAGTGCGGGGCCTTCCTCGTTCTCTGCTTCGCCGTGCTGATGCTGCGGCTCCTCAGACTCTTCGCCGAGAAACTTGTCCATCGCCTCACGAGCCTCGTTTGCGGTGTTATGCTCACCGTGGTCCGTATGCTGTCCCTGCTCATCAATCGAGTGGGAGTGGGCTGCGATGCCGTCGTGATGTACGATGTGGTGCTTGTCGCCGTCCGTTACCTTGTGGCCAAGGTGGGCAAGCATATGAAGATGGTCAGGATGCTCTTCGCGGGTGCCGTCAGGATGCTCTGTGTGGAACGTCCCATCGCCGTGGTCATGGACGCTGTGAATCTGATCGCTGCCGCCGTCGCTCTTCTCTTGCTCTTCAGTCGATTCATGCGGCTTGGTTTCGCTATGCGGCTTGGGGATGTAAGAGCTATTCCGCTCCCCGCCGCGCATCTTGCCGAGTCCGTCAAAGCCGTCTCGCGCCATTAGAGCGCCTCACTTTCGGTCGATTCCGGCAAAGATTCCACCGGAGAGGGGTCCGTAACACTCGGCTCCTGGGGAACGATGTTCACGCCGTCTTCCGGGGTTGGCTCTTTCGGCGCTACCGGCTCGTAATTCTCCTCAAGCAAGGCAGCGAAGCGATCCGCAAGGTGCGGGTCACGTGGAAGAATCAACTCATTCTGCAAGAGTTGTACAAATTCACTCGTCTTCATTCGATGCTCCAATCTCAGGTTGCAACCCAAACGCCGCCTCGGTCAACCGGCGCACATCCGCCGACGACTTGGCCTTGATGGTTGAATCATCTCTCTTTTCTTGGGGTTGTGTCAAAGGAATCTTGCGGAGGCGCTGAATTTCTACCTCAAGCAGGGCATTACGATTACAGGAAGATGTAAGTTTATCCCCTAAATCCATCATTCGTTCCTGCATGGGTTTTGTCTTGTCTCGGTCAGCTTTCCAGCCAATCGCCATGCCCGCAACCACCACCAAAAGAACGAATATCACTGCCGCGCTGCCCATGGAGACCCCTTCCTTGGATTGTTGTCCTGCTTCCATTTTGCCATAAGCACACTCTTTGCCGTCATGTCCGCCTTGGGACTCAAGCTCTGATAATACTCCTGCTGCTTCACCTGCAACGGTTTTGAGGCCGGACGGCCAAAGATTGCATACAGCCCGTACCCGGAACCTTGCAGCGGAGAGTCTGAGCCGTCGCTCGATCCTTCGATCTGCTCCACCTTGACCGGGTCCGACTTCACCAGCGGAATGACCCGGCGCAACTGCTTGCACTTGTCGCTTACCATCCAGCCTGGATACTCCAGCGGGTGCCCACTTGCATCTTCTCCGTACCTGATCCGCTTGGCAAGCAATTCCCTCATCAGCGTGTCCCGGCCTAGCTTGTCCCTTGTGCTCGGCAGCGGTATTGGGATGCCCTCGCGCCTCAGAACCGGCGTCATGCGCTGATTCACGGAACGCATATCCGCGCCCATGGTCGCTGTTGCCTTACTGTATTCCGCATCGAAAGAATGTGTGAAGTTGATGAACTGCGGAATCTCCATCTTGCCGTGCTCGTTCTCCTCGACCGCCCACTCCGCTATGTGCTCGGCCAGGTCTTCCGGCTGTTCATGTTGGGTGTAAAGCTCATCGTATGTGTAGACTTCCCCGTTCGGACCCATGCAGTGCTTGTAGTAGCTGGCCGGATGTTCATAGCCCCAGTTGCCTGAAATCCAGCGGCGATACCAGTCCGGAAATCGAACGCTACCATCCTTGAACACGTGGATGTTCTCGTCCCACACGCCTCTGAAGTATCCGCCAGCCGCTCCCCACAAGCCGAACTTGAGCGCATCGCGCACATCTGCCGGGTACGCTTCCAGGTTCTTGAGGAACGTCGGATCGTTGGCGAAGATCGGGTTGTCTAGATAGGTTGCCGGGAAATAGTCGTAATCCTCTGGATCAAACGCCGCCTTCTGGCTATCGTCCATCCCCATGCAGGGAATACCCTTGACGAACAAATCCTCTACCCACATCGCGCCAATGCCGATAGGATTGCCTGCCCCATACTTGCGCGGCTTGTTGCTCACCGGACAGCGATTCCAGGCCGCAACACTTGCCCATTGCTTGAAAGTGAACTCGCACAACTCATCGTAGCCCATGTGGAACCATTGACCTTGCCAACCCCAAACATCATGCTCATACTGCATTGAGCCGAACTTGGTCGTAGCGCCATTCAGCCATGTGACCTGGTTCTTCCCCTCGTTGTACTGCCGGTAAAGCTCTCGCGGAAACGACTCGCGGAACCTGGTAATCACCGTAGCTTCGAGCATGGGAAATGTGCGCCGGAAAAGAATCGTGTGGACCTTGGGGCCATCCTCGTTGCTGAACTCATTGCACGCCTGGAACTGCTCCATCAGCATTCCCATGGTGTTATGCGTCGGAATCATTGTCCGTCCGCACAGGTACAAATGACTCGGTGAGTCTACCTGGATGCAGCGCATCGGAACAGATTCCACCTTTGACGCGCCGGTGATGTATCTGAAATTCACGGTCCGGCGAGTTGTCTTGGGGAGTCTCGCTAGTTTCCTTTTCAGCCGGAATATTGGCCGTGACGTGGTGAAGGAAACTCGATACCTAGGCCCACAGTCAACACCCTTTAGTTTGGCCCGATCCTCTCGCATCGTCGCCTTTATTCCCAATGTGATGCAAAGGTCGAACACATCATCAGCAAGTCTCTTATCTGTCGAACAGTACTCACAGTACCCGCTCTTGGCGTCGGCACTTCCGTCTGTATCCATCAAGCCCTGGAGCAACGCCAGCCTCTGCATTTCGGAGGCCCTGAGATACATTTGGGGGATGTGCTTATAGCCTCGCACTTTCAGAGCCGACAGTTGCGTGGTCAAGCCAATAACTCGGAATCGAGGACAGAATCCCTGACGCTTCTCCTTGCTTTCGAGTGCATAACCGGCAGCGGCTATCTGCTCGAATATGGAGGCATCTATGCCGGTGATTATTCCTCCGCTCGTGTCGCCATCGCCAAGCCACGCGCCAAGTACGTAGGGGTCGATTGGCAGTGTAGCTTCCGGTAGTTGTAGAGGAAGAGATAATCGCACGGCATGATTCGTTCTTCCGTCTCGCGTTGTGAGCGTCGCGGCAATCTCAGCGGCGCTACGAACCGAGCCAGATGGTTCCTTGTATGTGTACCGGCGATCCTGATTCATCTTCACAGTCCACGGCTTCTTCCCGAGACCGCGCAACGGTCGATTCGCTCTGCGCTTGGACCTTAACTCCTCAGAACAGCGAGTGAGCGCAGCCAACTCGCCTGCATCCCATGTAAGCCATAGGTGATCCACACAGCACACTTGCTGCGATCCGTCGTCAAACGTCAATTGGATGGATTCGGGCGACAGGTCAAGAGGAGAAAGGTAGACCACATGACAGATGTTCCCCCCCTCGTCGAATATCGCATCGCCGACACTCAATTGTCCCATGGTCGTCCAACCAGAAGGCGTCGCAATAGGCGTCAAGAGCGGAAGCAGCTTGCCAGGGCCAGCCGCGCCGCCCATGAACCCGTATGGTGCGGCTGAAGCATGAAAGCGGCATTGGAAAGGTCAAGGGTATGGATCGTATATCTTGCGCGTGTCGATTACAAACCGCTCTACACCAGATAGACCCATACCCTTAAACCTCCTTCTTCCGGCAGACAATAAGACTTAAAGCCGGAATTGCTCCCCACACGGTTGTGGGATAAACGAACTGCCCCTGGTTGCCCTGCAATCCCTCGGCGAAGCCGAAACCTATCTCATCCATTTGCGGGCTGATTGATTCCAGCAAGACGCATAACTGCTCTAGCGGGGTGGTCACATAAGACGCCTTCTTGTCCATGATTCTCCTATCCGTGGTAGATGATGAGACTACCGGTCGTGGGAGCCGTGGTAAACAGGCCGCGCACCCAGGGCACAGCGCATGAGATCGTAGCAAGAGCACCGGCAGCGATAGACGATCCGAGAGATGCGTACAGCGCCGCGCTATCTGAGGGGGCAGCTTGCATCTGGACTGCCTGGTTTGTGCTGTTAAACACCGTGCACTGTGTCGCGCTGTCTGCCTGGTGCGGCGCAATGGCCACCTGTTGAGTCGCCAGAATCCCGCTATCAACTGCCGCATTGTTGACCAGAGCGTACTGGTCGCCAGTGTAGAGCGCAGGCTTGGGAGTGGGCATTGGCTGAGTGTTGTAGGATGGCATGGATCACCTCACCTGTGAGTGTACATCTTCCAGCACCAAAGGCCCAAACCAAACAAGAGCGTGGTGCCGATAATGTCGAGTAGCTCTCTCATAGGTACATCCTCCTACAAGTTGAGCACCAGTAGCCGTCGGCTCTCTGGAAGCCGGTATGGCCAGACTGGGTGCATCTGGTGGTCGCGGTTGGGCTCGAACCAACGACAAGCGGCTTATGAGGCCGACGCTCTACCGGCTGAGCTACGGGGCCACTATCCCACTTGCGAGACCGGCAAGCCCGGTTAGGGCACCGCGCTGGCTTGGCGCTGCTATCAGGCATCCACTCCCACCCGCACAAGTCACAACGCCACATCTCCCGCGTTACTCTACTCATGGGTACATTGTACCATATATGGGTACATTACGCCCACTATTTAGGCGGCCTGGGTATGCTCGTGATGATCTGCACTGGACCACCACCATCGCCGGTAATGGCCGTCTTGTCGCCATACTTCTTCGGGTCGAGCTTTGATAACAGCCATTTACGAGCATCTATGCGCAGCTTGCGGTGGTCAATCATATCGCTGATTTTTACCTCGCGCTCATCCCCTTTGATCGTGACCACCTCGCCCGGTTGCGGCTCATCGGCAATTGCTTGGATTTCGTCCGCAAGTATCTGTAATTGCTCAGTTTTCGCACGCGCGTAAATATCCCGCAATTCAGGACGATCAAGTAACCATCGATAGAAAGTGGATGTTCCGGGGAATCGTTCATCGCCTGCGAGTATTGATTCTAAAGAGCTTGAATGAGTTCCAATCTCTCGACAAATATCTGCCGCAATCTCTGGATTGTAGTCGCTGGGGCGTCCTGGTTTGCTCATGGTGTGATTATAGCGCGTCTTTCCTTCCAAGCGCACAGTTTGACAACAAGCAGCTATGTGCATACAATCCTGCTATGGACGATAAGACAGTATCAGCGGTGATGAGCTACCTGGGACGCAAAGGTGGACGACCGCCTGTTATGCGTCTTTGCCCTAAATGTGGCCGCGTAGTGAGCGCTAGAGCTATGCAGTATCCCTGCCCTGCACACACATCGGCAGCGACTAGGAGATCTTCTGGAAAGATTTTCACCCGCGTAAACACTGGAGATAAGTGAGTTTTCCACATTTTGCACAGGCATGGCTATTGACATACAAAGCTGGTTTGTATACTCTGGTTATGTACTCGATTGATGAGTACAGGAGATGAAAACCAATGTTTAAACAACGGCCATACTGGGAAAAAGCTTGCGCAGATCGCGGATTCGTTTCGTATCGTTACAACGGACCGTTTGGATACGTGATGATCGGCGCGAAGGACGATGATGACGCCTATCGCCAAGCAGCTCGGAGTATCGAACAGCTTCCAAATCGCCATATGTTGCAGG